CCAAGGGGGCGTCCCGTCGACCAGTGAGGAGCCTGAGCAGTTTGCCCCACAACTTAGCAGGTCTGTGGCTGCGCTCCATGTGCCGGGAGCAGGTGACCCCGCTACTGCACGAGCGCCCAGCTCCGCAACGCTAGCACAGCTAGCACCTATGCCCGAGCGCTTGTATGCAGAGGGGCAGACAGGTATGCCTTGGCCGCCTGGGTTCATTGGAGCCATTGCTCAGCATATCTACCAAGCTGCAACCCGCCCAGTCAAAGAGGTTGCTATCGTGGCAGCGCTTGGGCTGATGGCCGGGCTTGCTGGTAAAGCGTGGCACATCCCCAAGTCGGGGCTGAACCTCTATATCATTCTGGTAGCACGGTCCGCGGTGGGCAAGGAGACCATGCACAGCGGTATCAGTGAACTCATTGCTGCGGCAGCTTCACAAGGCTCCCCGAACTTCCACAAGTATATCGATTTCAATGACTATGCGTCTGGGCCTGCGCTCATCAAGGGTTGCGTGGCACAACCAAGCTTCGTCAACGTCAGCGGTGAGTGGGGGCGCAAGCTGAAGCGCATTGCAAGCGACGAGCGTGACGGTGCGCTGCAAACCTTGCGAACGCAGATGACTAACCTGTATCAGAAGTCTGGCCCGCAATCCATTGTGGGCGGTATTGGCTACAGCGCAACGGACAACAACGTGGCGTCAGTTGCAGGGGTAAGCTACAGCATGATTGGGGAAACCACTCCTGGCACGTTCTACGAAGCACTCACTGAAAGTATGATGGAGGACGGGTTCCTTTCACGCTTCTTGATTATTGAATACGAAGGGGAACGCCCCAAGGGGAACACGAATCTGCTAACTGCACCGGATGACAGGCTTGTTGAAGCGCTATGCGGTATCGCATCCCAAGCGGACGCTATCATTGCAGCGGGCACCTCACAACCTGTTGGCAGGGACGAGGAATCCGCAACGCTAATGAAGAGCTTCGAAGACCGCTGTGACATTGAGATCAACAAGACCAATGACGAGTCACGCAGACAGATGTGGAACCGCGCTGCACTCAAGTCCCTGCGCATTGCTGCACTGCTAGCGGTAGGTGACAACTGGATGAGCCCGTGCATTAGACCTCATCATGTAAGATGGGCGCAAGATGTGGTCATGCGGGACATAGATATCATGCGCAAGCGCCTTGACGGCGGTGACGTTGGGCAAGGGGACAGCTCACGCGAACGGAAGATGGTGTCCATCCTTCAGGCTTACCTTAAGGCAGAGATTCCCACTAGCTACAACGTGCCTGACGCTATGCGCACGAACAGCATTGTGCCGCGCAGCTACCTACAGACGCGCATCAGCAGGTCAGCCCCCTTCTACAACCACAAGATGGGCGCCAACCGTGCGCTGGAAGAAACGCTACAATCGCTTATGGCCAGCGGCTACGTTATGGAGGTGGACAAGAGCAAGATGGCGGAAGCATACAACTATCACGGCAAATCATATCGCATCCTTCGGTTGCCCGATTATGAAGCACAGAGTAAGTTGTAGAAGCTGCAAATATGGGCTTGCCGATGAAATGTGGTTTCGTGTAACGTCTGTAAACAGAGACAGTCAAAGGGGACTTAGATGAAAGTTTTACTGAACGGGCCAGATGGTATCCAGACGCACATTGCGGTGGATACTGAGGTGCTGCAAGACCGAGCTATCATAGTCTACAACGGGGTTCACTACCTGTTCGCGGGCTTTGAGGGACGGTCCTTCACTACCGTGCGCTTCGACGCAGTTAGCGCCCCTCTTGAGGTCGCTGTGCAACCGCAACCGCCCGCGCTACGCAAGTTCATGGGCATGGAAGGAGAGTAAGGAATGGCTGAGATTCCTGAGAATGTAGTTACGGCGGCGGACCTGTCAGAATGGTTCCACCTACACGCAGAGCTTGGGCGGATTAAGTCCGCTGAAGCGCTACTGCGCAGCAAGATCTTCAAGCACTATTTCAAGGACCCCAAAGAGGGAACGAACAATCACCCGCTCAACGATGGCACGGGTGCAGTGCTGAAGGGTCAATATGTCATCAACCGTTCGGTGGACATTGGCCAGCTGGACGCGCTCAAGACAGCGCAGTCAACCGCATGGAGCGAAGAGGCAATCGCTGCTCGGAAGGCGGGTCAGGGTGCTATGCCCAACATCCCGCTGCTCAAGTTTGATGAGCTGGTGCGCTGGAAGCCCGAGGTTGCAGTGAGCGAATACCGCAAGCTGACCAAGGAAGAGCAGCACTACTTCGAGCAGTGCCTTGTGATAAAGCCGGGGTCGCCACAGCTTGAGATTGCCATTCCAAAGCGTGCTGCTGGCGGGTGAGGATCACAATCATAGTGGACGCATCCCACTGCCACCGGAGTGGTGCGGCTGGATACGGATACTGGATTGCAAGTGAACGCGGCAAGCAAGGAGGCGGAGGGCCAATGAAGGGTGCGGTTGAAGGTTCAGCAGCGGCAGAGATGCTAGCGGTCTGCAACGCGGTTTACATTGCCCTTGCCTCTAAGCTGGTGCAGCACGGAGACCACATCCTGCTCCAGACCGATTGCGTTGCAGCTATTGACGCATTCGAGAACCGGCGCACAACACGAAAGCCGGATGAAATAAAGGCCTTGCAGTATCTCCGCAAGGTCAAGAAAGATAACGGATTGCGCATGTCATTCAAGCATGTTAAAGGCCACACCACCAGAACGGAAGCGCGGTTCGTCACTAACAATATGTGCGACAGGCGTGCGAAAGATGGAATGCGGCAAGCCCGCGCAACAATGAAAGGCGATACAAAGTGAAACAGAAACATCTCTACTCCCTCTTGGACGCTACCTTCACGACGATCAATGTCGTGTTCCAACGGGACGAAAACAAAGCGGCGGAAGCTTCAGTTAAGCTGCGCCAACGGTTCAACGACGACACGCTCAGCGCTGACCGCCGGACGTTCGTCTATAAGGCACCGCTTGCAATGGGGGTTGAGGCAGGTGACTTCTGCGTTATCAACACCCAGAACGGCCTTAGTGTGGTCAAGGTGGACAGCGTCGACGCAACCCCGCAAATCGACACCGATGCGGACTTTGATTACAAGTGGATCGTGCAGAAGATCAACCTTACTGCATATGATGCACGGGTGAAGCGTGAAAGTGCGTTCACTGACATGCTCCGTGACGTTGAGCGCGTGAGGCAGCGGGAGACGCTGGTGAACGATATGCGTGAGCACCTGCCCGCAGGCAGCGAAGCGCGTGCTATGTTTGACCGTGCTACTATGCAGCTGACCGGCAGCACCTCTGCATCGCCACTTACCGAGCCTGCTGCCCCGCCCGTAGCGCAGACACCCCAAGCGCACCCATTTCCGGGCCAGAAGTAAACAACTGCACCCTTCCAGAGGAGTTATCATGTTCAAGGAACTAACAGGCGAAAGCGCGGTGATCCGCAAAGGCGGGGTCTACCGAACCTGCGACCTGTATTCATATCGGGGACACTTGTTCGCTAAGTTTGGCAGCGGGTTCGTGCGTCTTAACGCGGATGGCGGGTCCAGCGTTGACGGGTTGCAGCTGGACCTTCTTGCATATGAAGGGCTACTGTTCAAAGACAAGTTCGGACGCTTGTCGGTTGAAGCTGGCGAAGGCTATATCGCTCTGCAAGCGCAGGCGGACGGCACCATCACCCCGCTGCAACTGGAGGCGCCAAAATGAAACCGATGTTGGCAACTGATTGGGACGAGATGAAGCAACGCTTCCCCGTGCTAGCGCAACCCAAGATAGACGGGGTGCGTGGCTTGAACATGACAGGCAGGCTTACCGGCCGCAGCCTGAAGCCTTTCAAGAACAAATACGTCACTGCCCAGTTCAGCCATAGCGCGTTGCTTGGGTTGGATGGCGAGTTTGCAGCGCAGGCAGCGACTCACTCTGATCTGTGTAGGTTGACCACAAGTGCGCTCGGAACCATTGCGGGTGAGCCATATGTCCTGTGGCACCTGTTCGACTACGTCACCATTGAAACGCGGTCGCTATCCTACCGCCACCGCCACGGGTTGCTTCAAGAGCGTGTTGAATACCTCAAGCGGATCCTGCCCGAGGTAGCTACGCACCTGCGAGTCGTCCCCTTCACGGAATGCACCACACTTGCGGAAGTTGAAGAGCTGGACGCGGGCTGGCTTGATGATGGGTATGAGGGGAGCATCCTTCGGGCGCCTGCTGCACCACACAAGCAAGGACGCAGCACGGTCACTGAAGGGTGGCTGCTACGGGTCAAGCGCTTCGTTGACTTTGAATTCACGGTCACTGAGCTTATTGAGGGTGACGAGAACCAGAACGCCGCACAGATTAACGAACTGGGACAGACGTTCCGCACCAGCCACCAAGAGAACAAGGTCAAGAACGGTATGGTTGGCGCTATGCGGGGCACCCTGCTAGATGACGTCTGTGATGGTGGCAAAGTGTTGTTCCAGCGCGGAGCGGAAGTTCACGTTGGTGCAGGTCGCATGACCCACGAGCAGCGAAAGGGATTCTGGGAGAAACCCGAGACGCTCAAGGCGCTGGTCTGCAAGGGTAAGCTATTCCCCAAGGGGACCAAAGACAAGCCACGCTTCCCCACATGGCAATCGTTCCGCATCGCTGAGGATATGTCATGAGAGAGCGGTATATAGCAAAGACGTTCCAGGCTCACACCCAGGCGCTGATCGTGCATTGCGACAAGATTGTGTCTGACTACGCTGAGCAGGGATACAAGCTCACCGTGAGGCAGATCTACTACCAGCTTGTCGCGCAAGCGCTGATTGAGAATAGCGTCAAGAGCTATGCTAACATCCAAGGGTTGATCAACAATGCACGCCTTGCGGGGCTGATTGACTGGGACGCTATTGAGGACCGCACGCGGGAGATCAATGAGCGGTCGCACTGGCGCACAGGCAGCGAGATCCTTGAGTCATCTGCAACCTTCTATCACCAAGATATGTGGGCTACGCAGACGAAGCGGGTGTTCGTTATTGTTGAGAAGGAAGCGCTTGCTGGCGTGCTGGAGCGCGTCTGTCAGGAGTGGGACTTGCCTCTGTTGGCAGCGCGGGGCTACCCAAGCGCAACGACCTTGCGGGAGCTTGCGAAGACCCGTATTATGGGGGCACGCCAGGAAATCGTGGTGCTGCATCTAGGGGACCATGATCCAAGTGGAATTGATATGTCACGTGACTTACTTGAGCGCTTGCGCTTGTTCAGTAGAGAACGAGCGGAAATTGACTTCCGCCGCATTGCACTCAACATGGACCAAGTGGACGCGCAAGCGCTGCCCGCTAACCCTGCAAAGACAACGGACGGGCGCTATGAAAGCTATCGCGCCCGCTACGGGGAAGAGTCGTGGGAACTTGACGCGCTGTCGCCCCGCTTCATCCACAACCTTGTTCAGGACGAGGTTAAGGGGATGATTGACTGGCCCGAATGGAACGACACGCAAGCTGAGATTGACCACACTAAGGACAAGCTCCGCCTGCTCGCTGACAACTTTGACACGGAGGAATGATGGCACTCAACTTCACTACCGCTGCACAAGCTAGCCTGGCGAACGGGATTAAGAGTCTGGTCTACGCAGGCTCTGGCATGGGTAAGACCGTGCTGATGGCGACCATGCCGTCCCCCGTTCTTATTAGCGCAGAAGCGGGACCCCTGTCCCTGCGCCAAGCTAACCTCGAACGGTTGTTCGGTGTTGGCAACCCTAACATCTGTTACAATATGCCCATCATTGAGATCGCCACAGTTGAGGATCTTAGTGACGCCTACGAATGGTGCGCACGCAGTAACGAAGCCCGCCAATTCGGTTCGGTGGGCATGGACAGCATCAGCGAAATTGCTGAGGTTGTGCTCAACAATGCCAAGCGGCAGGTTAAGGACCCGCGCCAGGCATATGGTGAGCTAATTGAGAAGATGGAAAGCGCTATCCGCTTGTTCCGGGACTTGAAGGAGAAGAACGTATGCCTCTCCGCAAAGATGGAACCATCTAAAGACGAAATGTCAGGTGTGGTCAAATACGGACCGTCCATGCCCGGAAGCAAGCTAGCTGGCAAGCTGCCTTACTTCTTTGACGAAGTGTTTCGTATTGGGGTCAACAAGACACCTCAAGGCGAGTCGTATCGGTTCTTGCAAACTCAACCTGATTTGCAGTATGAAGCGAAGGATCGTAGCGGTGCCCTTGCTGCGATTGAATACCCTCATCTGGGCGCAATCTTTTCCAAAATTCTGGGAGCTTAATAACTATGGCAACTCTAAACTTTGACGCAACCCAAGTCGCACCGGACACAGGCTTTGAGACTATCCCTGCTGGCTGGTATAACGTGATGATTGACGAGTCGGAAATGAAACCGACACGTGATGGAACCGGCGCGATGCTGGTGTTGCGCTTGAACGTGATTGACGGTCAGTATGCAGGTCGCAAACTGTTCAGCCGTTTGAACATTAAGAACGCAGGCCCTAATGGCCCGCTGACCATGGAAATCGCATATAAGCAACTGTCTGCCATTGCGCACGCGGTTGGCGTTCTTCATGTGCAAGACAGCGCACAGCTTCACGGGATCCCGCTGAAGGTGAAAGTGAAGATTCGTAAGGACAAGTCTGGCGAGTATGACGACCAGAACGATATCACGTCCTACAAGAATATCAATGAAGCTGTGGACACGGCGGGCGGACCCGCTGCACCTGCGGCCGGTGGCTTTGCCGCTCCTGGCGCTGCGCCTGGCGGTCCTGCCGCTC